AATTGAGGCAGCAGTTTCTGCTCAAAAAGCAGGTGTACTACCAGTGTTTATTATTACTGAGATGAAGTGGAATTGGGAACACGCAACACAAATGGGTTTACAAGTAAACACTCAAGTAAACGAAGAAACAGGTGAGGTTGGAAACTACAGTGGATTTTTCCTTTATGTAGATAGGGAAACTCTAAACACAATCGAAGACGTGGCCGCATTTATTTTGGATTTAGTAGATGAACAGAAAAAAGGTAACTTACCGTACGATTTATTGTTCCTTTGGGACTCAATCGGTTCAGTACCTTGTGACCTTTCAGTTCGTTCAAACAAAAACAATAACGAATGGAATGCTGGTGCAATGAGTACACAATTTGGTAACAACGTAAACCAAAAAATTACATTATCACGTAAAGAATCCTCACGTTACACTAACACATTAGTATGTGTAAATAAGGTTTGGACAGCAAAAGCTGAAGTACCTATGGGTCAACCTAAGTTGATGAATAAAGGTGGGTTTGCTATGTGGTTTGATGCTACGTTTGTAATTACTTTTGGTAATGTTTCAAATGCTGGTACTAGTAAAATCAAAGCTATTAAAGATGGTAAACAAGTTGAATTCGCTAAGCGTACTAACATTCAAATTGATAAAAACCACATTAATGGTATTACAACTCGAGGTAAAATTATTATGACCCCACACGGTTTTATTAATGATACTGATAAAGAAATCAAGACCTATAAAGATGATCATGCTGCCGAATGGAGTAAGATTTTAGGTGGTATGGATTTTGATATCTACGAGGAAGAAGATGTATTGGAAAGCTCAATGAATATTTTTGAACAAGAACCTGATTAATTAGGTTTAGTCAAAGAGATTTATTATATTCCAATCGTATGAACAAGAACGAACTATTAAACCTCCTAAACCAAATGGATAAGCAAGAAGAAGGTTTTGCTAATCCTCATGATCGAGTATTGTTGATTGATGGGCTAAATTTGTTTTTCAGGAACTTTGCAATGATGAACTTTGTAAATGAACAAGGTGTTCACATTGGTGGTTTAGGGGGTTTTATTCGTTCTTTAAATTCATTAATTAATCAAATTAAACCAACCTCTGTTTACGTAGTATTTGATGGAACAGGTTCATCAGTAAACAGAAAAAATTTATTACCCGAATACAAATCAGGCCGTAACTTGGTTCGTATTACAAACTGGGATTCCTTTGATTCATTGGAGGATGAACATGATTCCAAAATCGATCAAATTGTAAGGTTAATCCATTACCTAAAATGTCTACCAGTTAAAACATTAAGTTTAGATAAGGTGGAGGCCGATGATATAATCGCATATTTAAGTAATATATTGCCTAATAAACACAATTCTCAGGTTTTCATAGTATCCAACGATAAGGATTTTGTTCAATTAGTAGACGAGAAAGTTATACTTTTCCGTCCTGGGGATAAAGAATACTACACTAAAAAATTAGTAAAAGAAAAATTTGGTGTATTAGCTGAGAATTTTATTTTATACAAAACATTATTAGGTGACCAATCAGATAAAGTAGCTGGTGTAAAAGGATTAGGTGAAAAAGGGTTACTTAAAAAGTTTCCTGAGTTGGCAGAACGTGTACTAACATTTCAAGACATTATTGAAATAAGTGCTCAAAAACATAAAGAACACGTTGTGTACTCAAGAGTAGTATTTGATATGGAACGCTTAGAAAATAATTTCCGTATTATGGATTTAGGTAATCCGTTAATGGATGATCTTGAAAAAGAATACATTGAAGATATTACAGAAGAATCTACTCCAGCTTTGAATACACAAGCTTTTTTATTACTTTACAATGAGGATGGAATAGGTCACATGATTAAAAATCCAGAATTTACAATTAACGACACATACAAAGTATTAAACAGTTTTACAAAATAAAGTTATGACACTCAATAATTTAAATGCCTACGGCGTCGGTTTCCAGATTAAAGTATTATCCTCTTTGTTAACACACAAGGAATTTCTCCTGAACATTCAGGATGTGTTAAGTGAAGAATACTTTGATAACCAAGCACATCGTTGGGTTATTAAAGAAATTCTAAAGTATTACCAAAAATACCATACTTGTCCTACAATGGATGTTCTTAAAGTAGAACTTAAAAAGATTGACAATGAGGTATTACAAGTATCAATTAAAGAACAATTACGTGAGGCCTATAAATCATCAGACGAGGATCTTAAATACGTAGAGGAAGAATTTTCTAACTTCTGTAAAAACCAACAGCTTAAAAAAGCGTTATTAACAAGCGTAGATTTTTTAAACGCTGGAGACTATGATTCAATCAGGACAATTGTTGATAACGCGTTAAAAGCGGGTCAAGACAAAAACCTTGGACACGAGTACAACAAAGACACTGAATCACGTTATAGAGAAAACCACAGAGTAGTAGTTCCTACACCTTGGGAACCATTTAATGAATTATTACAAGGTGGATTAGGTGATGGTGACTTTGGATTGATCTTTGGTAGTCCTGGTGGTGGTAAGTCTTGGTCATTAGTTGCCTTAGGTGGTTATGCTGTTAAGTTAGGTTATAATGTTTTACACTATACACTTGAGTTAGGAGCTGATTATGTAGGTAGACGTTATGATGCCTTCTTTACAGATATTCCAGTAGGTGATATTACTAAACATAAAAATAAAGTTGAAGAAATTATTCCTCAATTAGAAGGTCAACTTATTATTAAAGAGTTTCCTACAGGAAAAGCAACGATTTCTACAATAGAATCGCACATTAAAAAATGTATTGACTTAGAATTCAAACCAGATTTAATTTTAATTGACTATGTTGATCTTCTTCGTTCAAAAAGAAAGAATGGTGAGCGTAAGGACGAGATAGATGATATTTATATTAGTACTAAGGGTCTTGCTAGAGAATTAAAACTACCTATTTGGTCAGTATCTCAAGTAAATCGAGCTGGTGCAAAAGATGATATTATTGAAGGTGATAAAGCCGCCGGTTCCTATGATAAAATGATGGTTACCGATGTTGCTATATCCTTATCAAGGAAACGTCAAGATAAAGTAAATGGGACAGGAAGATTTCACATTATGAAAAACAGATACGGAATGGACGGTATGACCTATTCTGTCAAAATAGATACATCAACAGGACACTTTGATGTATCATCCCATATTGAAGAAGATGATGACCAAGTAGTATCACAGCAACAAAGTACCAGATTTGGAAATATCGATTCTGTAGACAAAGCCCTTATTAAACAAAAATTTTTCGAACTATCTAACTAAATTATTAAAACACAAATGTTAACCACAGAATCACAAATTTTGTCTGAAATTACTACCCACCTCAAATACGCGAAATTCGTACCTGACAAAAACAGGAGAGAAACATGGGACGAGCTAGTAACTCGAAACAAGGAAATGCACTTAAAAAAGTTTCCTCAATTGGCTGAAGAAATTGAAGCCGCTTACCAGTATGTTTATGACAAAAAAATATTACCATCAATGCGTTCAATGCAGTTTGCCGGTAAGCCTATTGAAATAAATAATGCTCGTATTTTTAACTGTTCTTACTTACCAATTGATGACTTTAGAGCATTTTCAGAAATTATGTTCTTATTGTTATCAGGTTGTGGAGTAGGATATTCTGTTCAATCACATCACGTTGAACAACTACCCGAAATTAGAAAACCTTTAAAATCAAAGCGTTATTTAGTAGGTGATTCTATTGAAGGATGGGCTGATGCCGTTCGTATGTTGACCAAAGCATATTTTGGACAAACATCAACTTGTCCTATATTTGACTTTAGAGACATTAGAGCTAAAGGTGCCTCTTTAATTACTGTTGGTGGTAAAGCACCTGGTCCTGAACCATTAAAAATTGCTTTAATTCATATGCAAGCTATTTTGGACCGTAAACAAGATGGTGAAAAATTAACAACAGTTGAGTGTCATGATATTATTTGTCACTTAGCGGATGCAGTATTATCAGGTGGTATCCGTAGAGCAGCTCTTATTGCTTTATTTAATTTACATGATGAGGATATGTTGACTTGTAAGTTTGGTAATTGGTGGGAAAATAATCCACAACGTGGCCGTGCTAACAATTCAGCAGTATTGCTTCGTAATTTAATTGATAAAGAAACATTTATGGGATTGTGGGCTAAAATTGAGGCATCTAATAGTGGTGAACCTGGATTTTTATTTACAAACGATAAAGATGCTGGTACTAACCCATGTGCTGAAATTAACTTAAAAGCTAATCAATTCTGTAACTTATGTGAAATCAATGCTTCAGACATTGAAACACAAGAAGAATACAATGCAAGAGCTAAAGCAGCAGCATTTATTGGTACATTACAAGCCTCTTATACTGATTTCCATTACTTAAGAGATGTTTGGAAAAAAACAACAGAAAAAGAAGCATTGTTAGGTATTGGAATGACAGGTATTGCCTCAGGTGCTGTATTTAAATTAAATATGAAAGAGGCAGCTAAAGTAGCTGTTGAAGAAAACGAACGTGTAGCCAAAGTATTAGGTATTAATAAAGCAGCTCGTGTAACTACAGTTAAACCTTCAGGTACTACATCTTTAGTATTAGGTACTAGCTCAGGTATTCATGCTTGGCACGATGATTTTTACTTACGTAGAATCCGTTTAGGTAAAAATGAGGCCTTATATTCTTATCTAAGCATGTACCATCCAGAAATGTTGGAAGATGATTTCTTTAAACCAACATTACAATCAATTGTTTCTGTTCCTCAACGTGCTCCAGAAGGTTCTATTACTCGTAGTGAATCAGCTATGGATATGTTAGAGCGTATTAAAACAATTAACAAAAACTGGATTAAACCAGGACATAGAAAAGGTGCTAACATGCACAACGTATCAGCTACAGTAACTATCAAACAAGATGAATGGCCTGCAGTTGGAGAGTGGTTGTATGAAAACAAAGAATACTTTACAGCATTATCATTCTTACCGGAAGACTTAGGTACTTATAAGCAAGCTCCTTTCGAGACAATTACTGAAGAACAGTTTAACGAGGCAGTAAAATCATTAAACCAAGTAGATTTATCAAAAGTAATTGAAATGACTGATAATACAGCTCTAATGGACCAGCAAGCCTGTGCAGGTGGAGCTTGCGAAATAGTATAAATATTTATTAGATATGTGGAATAGTATAAAAGAAAGGATATTTCCTTTAATAATAGCGCTTTCTGCACTATCTGTAAGTGCTTCAGCTGCCGTTTATAGTGTTACTGGTCTCAGCATGTTATTTGCTGGGGCTAGTACCGCTGTAATTATTATGGCGGCTTCTTTAGAAATAGCAAAACTAGTAATTGCCTCTTTATTGTACCAATACTGGGATAAACTAAATAAAATTTTAAGAGTATATTTAACTATAGCAGCCGCAGTTTTAATTTTAATAACATCAGCAGGTATTTATGGTTATTTATCTTCTGCATACCAAAAAACAGCCGACCAAACTAATATTGTTGATTCTAAAGTAGCATCTTTAGAAACTAAAAAGAAACTCTATGAAAATACTAGGACAGGTATTCTACAAGAAAAACAATCCTTATCAGAATTAAAAGGTACTTTATCTAAAGGTTCTACTACCCAATTTACAGATCGTAAAGGTAATCTAGTAGTAAGATCTAATAATGCCTCTATTAAACAAATAGAAAACGCCTCTAAATCAGATGATAAATTATCTTCTAAGTTAGATGTAGTAAATGATTCTATATTTGCTTTAGAAACTAAAATATTAGAAGTTAAAACTAATGCCACAGCAACTAGTGAGTTAGGTCCTTTAAAATATTTAAGTGCTCTTACAGGTGTTGCTATGGACCGTATTATTAACTGGTATATATTAGTTATTATATTTGTATTTGATCCATTAGCTATTGCTCTTGTTATAGCCGCTAACTTTGCTTTTGCTCAATTGCGTAAAACGCCTATAGACGAATTAACTGAGGAAGATAGAGAATGGTTAGAAGCTGATTTAGATAGATGGGAAGATGATGAAGACAAACAATACGAGATCTATAAGGAACAAGATAAAAAATATTATCAAAAAAATAATTTAGATTTAGATGGTGATGGTATTGTAGAGGCAGAAGAATTACAACAAGTGTTTGATAATGCTGATACTAATAATGATGGTATAATAGATGAAGAAGAAGCAAAAGCAGCAAATTTAGACTATGAAAATGCCTTAAAATTAAATCAATTTAATGAATCATTAGAACGATTAAAAACTGTAACTAATAGTTTTACAGGTGCCGAACATGGTAAAAAAATGGAAGCCTTAGAAGAAGTTAATAAATTAAAAGATTTACTAGCAAAACAATTCCAACCTAAAAACGACGACAATACAATAACTTATTTTTAAAGAGATTTGGCTCCCCGAAGGATTGTTCGTATATTGACGACATAGAAATAAAGGTTATGAACATCGAAGAAATTTACCAAGCAGAACAAGAGTTAGAACGTTACAACTCCATTATGTCGTTTAAAGAAATCCTTACTCAAGAGGATTATGATTTTTGTAAAGAATGGGATGCAGAAGAAGCATTTCAATGTTTGAATGATCTTGGTAATGGTCGTTATTTGAATATCAATGTGTATTCTGAGGCAGATAAAGAAGATTATGATTTAAGAAGGGAGCAAGGTATATGAGCATGATTGAAGATTGTCTAAAGTGGAAAGCCACTTATGACCCAACCCCCCCAAAGCCAAACAAAACTTACAACAAGTTTTTTTGGTGGAGGCGTTATCAAGAACACAAAACATTGTCTAAGATGGCCTCTATTTGGGATAAGGTCAAAAACGGTGATTATGATGTTACTCCGTATTACAAACAACGAGAGTATGAATTTTGGTTTGAAGAACAGGAAATTTCCAAATATAAAGCCAATTATACCGGTTCTCATGAAAATATCAACTGGCAAGAACGTCAAATATCAAAATTGTATTGGCAACGTCGCAAACGTTTGTTAAATGATGCTGAACGTGATGAACTTAACCGTTGGACCACATTTGTCAAAGATGTTAAAACGTGTTTTGGTGGTACTGAGGAACAAATTAAAGATATGTTTGAATCGTTTGAAGGAACCATACCTGAGTTTTTAGAGGCATATAGAGCTACAAGAAATCTTCCAAAACTTCAGCCTGTTCCTAAATTTTAACTTGGGGGGTTAAAATAGGGTTCGTATATTTATGACATATTAATAAACATAAAAACATGGATAACTTTGATTTAAAAAAGTACTTAGTAGAAAACAAGGTAACTACTAATTTTAAAATGACAGAAGAAACATCAAATAATTTAGCTATCGAAAAAGCTAAAAAATTGGTAGAAACATTCGGTAAAGAACTTGCTGTAAAAGTAGTAGAAGAAATTCAGAATACAAAAGCAGTATATGCAAGTGATACTGAGTATGACTATTGGGAAGAAGTTAAACAAGCAATAGAAAAATTATGACAAATAGTAAACAACAAATGGCAGTGGATTTTTTAGTTGAAAAAATGCTAACCCAAGATTGGTACACTTATAAATCTTTAGAGTATATCAACCAATCTAAAGAAATAGAGAAAGAAAAAATGATAGATTTTGCTTGCCTATGTATGTTTGGAGATAAAAATGTTGGTATTAATTTAAGAAATGACTTTGTTAGAAAATACAACGAAATCTACGGAGGAGGTGAATAATAAAAAATTTAAAAGAGCCCTGTAAAAGGGCTCAAATTCTGTAATATTTATAATCGACCAAAATTATAAATTACAGTGATACATATTACATACATTTATTTTCTTCATAAAGGTGATAATATACCTTTTTATATAGGAAAAAGCATTAATCCTGATTTAAGGAAAGCAGAACACAGATGGAAAAAAAAAGGTGGAACTAAACCTGATTTTGTTATCATAGATGAAGTTCCTACTAGTGAATGGCTGTTTTGGGAAAAGTGGTATATTGAATTATTTAAAAGTTGGGGATTTATTTTAGAAAATAAAAATCATGGCGGGGGAGGAATGGTGAAACATTCGGATGAATCAAGATTAAAAATTTCAAATTCATTAAAAGGAAAAATCCATTCTAAAGAAACAAAAGAAAAAATGAAAAATAGTGCCTTGGGGAGACATCATACAGCACCCCAAAGTGAAAAATTATCCCAAAGCCTTAAAGAATATTATTTAAATAATGATGGAAGTTTTAAGGGAAAAAAACATACTATTGAAACAATATCTAAAATATCTAAACCTATTTATGCTTTTGATAAAAAAGGAAATCTAATAGAAGAATATGATTCTTTAAAATCCGCTGGAGAGGCACATCAAACTCACAGTGGGAATATTATAAAAAGTATAAAAAGAAATGGTTCTCTTCATGGTTTAATTTGGAAATATAAAAAATAATTCATATATTCCAATCATGTTTAAAGTAAATCACGAAGTACCTTTATGTTTATTAGAAGATAGTAAAGATTTTAATGACTATGAGTTTATTCTTCCCCATTTATTAGATCAAGATGAAGACTATATTCAATACATGGTTCAAGCAAAAAAAGAAAACCGTTATATAATAATGGATAATTCTTTACATGAATTAAAAGATGTAAATGATGGTCAAGCATATAATGAATCTCGTTTACTACATTGGGTTAATGAATTAAAACCAAATGAATTTATTGTTCCTGATGTTTGGCAAGATACAAACGCCTCTATTGTTAATGCTAGAAAATGGGCTCAAATTAAATTGCCTAAAGGCGTTACTAAAGTAGCAGTTGTACAAGCTCAAAACTTTTTAGATGCTGTTTTATGTTATCAAACATACAAAGATTTAGGTTATAAAAAGATTGCATTTTCTTATGGAGCTGAGTATTATTTGGACCATAGTTCACATCCTAATAAAAATATCGCAAAAGCATTAGGTCGTGTTCAAGTAATAAGCAGAATGTATAGTATGGATTTAATATCTAAAAATGATAGAGTACATTTATTAGGTTGTCAGGTACCACAAGAATTCAATTTATATAAAGATATGCCTTTTATAGAAACAATTGATACATCAAATCCTATTATGGCTACTCTAGATGGTATTCAGTACAGTCACAATGGATTAACAGAAAAACCAAAAGCCAATATGAATGATCATTTTTACACAACAGATTTAGATTATAATTTGTTAGATTGGAATTTACGAATGTTTAGAAAACTACTAAAATAAAATATATGGATAAAATTATTAAATACGGTATTCCCGTTACGATTGGAGCTAATGTAGCTTGTGCTATTATGAATGTTGTTTTGAGTCATTACACTCTTGGTATGAATCAATTATCATTAGCTATTTTTATGTTTTTGTATTATAAAGAAATTAAAAAATAAAATATGGAAAAATTTATGTCATTGTATGACTACCTAGGTAAGCCCGCAGGTAGCGATTTGGGAAATCAAGTATTTAGAGCAGCTAGTGCCTCTAGAATCCCCGTTAAAACTAAAGAAGTAACTACCCAAGCTTACAAGGGAAAGATTATGATGTATCCTGAAAATTGGTTGATTGGTTACTTTAGTACTGGTCAAAGTAATTTTGGAGAAAAAGATTTGGAAACAGTAATTGGTCTTTTCCTATGAGTCCAGTAGATATCAATCCAGCTTACGAGGCTGAAATTAAAAAGTTATTAGACGCTATTTGGGAAAATCGTTTTCGCTTAAGCTTGTCTAATTTAGAACAGTTACGTAGATTAGCAAATAAAACAAAACTATAATATGGAAACATTTACAACTACAGGAACTCTATCAGGCAGCCCTAGTACCTACCTAACTGACTTCAGGTTCAGTTCTGGAACTACAGCATCACCCCACTCATTATCACTTTCAAACCCAATCAATTTTACACAATCAACATCAAAACAAATTATGCAAAACAAAGTAGCAGTCTTTCAAATCGTGAGAGACGAAGACGACAAAATCATTAAGACCGAGTTTATTAAAGAACTTTGGGTAGAAACCAAAAATGGACAATCAGTAGACTTTCAAGTAGCTAGAGATAAAGATTTAGCTGAGTATGAAATGTCTGATTTGTCTATTAGAACCATTTATTCAGTATCATTCTAATGACAAAAAAAGCAGTATTATCGTTAAGTGGTGGAATGGATAGTTCCACCCTACTGCTTCATCTACTTGCCGATGGCTATGAAGTAACATGTTTATCCTTTGATTATGGACAAAAACACAATGTAGAATTACAACGTGCTAAAGAATTAGTAAAGTATTTAAACAATCATTCTCGCTATGAGGACGAACAATACTATGCTAAAGTAAAACATCAAGTAATTACACTAAAAGGATTAGACAAATTACTTAACTCTGCTTTAGTAAAAGGTGGTGATGATGTTCCTGAAGGACACTATGCTGAAGATAATATGAAAGCAACTGTAGTTCCTAATCGTAATAAAATCTTTAGCTCAATTATTCAAGCGGCTGCTTTATCAATTGCTGAACAAACAGGTAAAGATTGTGCCATTGCTATGGGAATACATGCAGGTGATCATTCAGTTTATCCTGATTGTAGACAAGAATTTAGAGATGCTGATTTTGAGGCATTTAAATTAGGTAACTGGGGATCTGAAAAAGTATATCTTCATACACCTTACTTATCAGGTGATAAATTTGATATTTTAAAAGATGGGGAAAGATGTTGTGAGTACTTACACTTAAATTTTGATAAGGTATATGCTAAAACAAATACATCTTATAAACCAATCAAATTAAAAGTTTATTACAATGAAGGTGAAGACATAGTTGAATCAGAAGAATGGTTTAGTGATTACAAATCAGCCTCATCTGTTGAACGAGTAGAGGCATTTATAAAACTAGGTCGCAAAGATCCAGTTCAATATGCTGACGAGTTTGGACCAGTAACTTGGGAATACGTAAAAGAGTTCGTATCTTCCGTGTTAGAAAATTATGAGGACGCCAAAACGACTAATATCTAAAAACCCAATGTATGTTGTTATCAACAGGGAGGGGGAAGTATACACGGGACTAATTAGAGGATACACTCAGTGGTCCTATGATTGGAAACAAGCTAAACCCCTCTATGTTGAAAACACCTCTATACTCCTAGAGGAAAATAGAGGAGCAGAATTAATTAATGAAGAAGAAATTTATGGAAACTAAGAAAGTACAACCCAAAACAAATGTGTGGGCAGAACCACATAAAGAAATTGATTTTAAAAATATCCCTGATCCTAAAAAGCACCAATTAGTTAGCTTTTTGAAATCAGCTGTTAGAATTACAGGTTATGTAGCTTTACCTTTTGGTATTGGATTGGGAGTATTTATTTTAGTTCTTAGTGAACTTATCGGAATTATAGAAGAACTAGTATGAAACAAATATTTTATTTTACAAGTCTAGGTTGTGTGCCCTGCCAGACTCTTAGTCCTGTAATGGATAGGGTAGCAAAATCAATATCCGTAGAGAAAATAACTACCGATTATGAAATGGATCGAGCACGTGGTGCTAATGTAGGAAGTGTTCCTACTGTAATACTCGTGGAAAATGGACAAGAGGTTCGTAGATTCGTGGGTGCAAGATCATATGAACAAGTAATGCAATTTATAAATGGGTAGTTTTAGGTCAACTAAAGTATTTGACGGTTATTCAACTGTGTTTCGTCAATGGAGAGCTGAAAATACTCATTGTCAGTTTCTTCATGGTTATGGAGTATCATTTAAAGTATGGTTTGAAGGTGAACTTGATGAGCGTAATTGGGTTTGGGATTTTGGAGGTATGAAACGAGCTAAAGGTAATATTGATGGTATGAATCCTAAATCATGGATGGACTATATGTTTGATCATACTGTTATTATATCTGAAGATGATCCATACTTAGAAAATTTTAAGGAAATGTGGAAAGATGGAATTATCCAATTACGAGTAATACCAACAACCGGAGCAGAACAATTTGCAAAATACATTTACGAAAAACTAAATACCTTTATTCAAGAAGAAACTAACGGACGTGTAAAAATAGTTCAAGTTGAATTTAGGGAACATGAAAAAAATACAGCATTTTATACAGAACAATAATGGAAAAAGAAATTAAAAAGCCAGGTCGTATTCTCGATTATAACAAAAAATTACCTGTACTTGAGGTTTACACTTGTATTCAAAGTGAAGGTTCAAGACAAGGTCGCCCAACAGTAGCTATTAGGGTTACAGGATGTACTCACAGGTGTTGGTTTGGTGCCGGTGGATGGTGTGACTCTTGGTACACGAGTATCCACCCAGAAAAAGGTATTTTTACGTTTAACGACATCATTAAAATCTATGATGAGAATCCTGAAATAACTGAAATGATGTTAACTGGAGGTTCACCAACAATGGTTCCTGATTTATGTAATGAACTTACTCACTTTGCTCACGAACGTGGTATATGTATAACCATTGAAACAGAAGGTAGCCATTATGTTGAAACCGATTATCCGTTTGGGTTGGTATCTTTATCTCCAAAGTTTAGTAATTCTGTTCCTAGCCTTGACACTACCACTCCAATGGGTAAGCTCGTTGATCAAAAAATGATTGACCAGCATAACAAGCTTAGATTAAATAAAGAGGCAATTCGTAAAACTTTAGATTACCATACTGATTTCCATTACAAACCAGTTTATGATGGAACTCAAGCTACAATGGATGAAATTGAGGCATTTAGAATTGAAATGAATATTCCTAAAAACAAAACTTGGTTAATGCCAGCTGGAGATAATAGAGAGGAATTGATTAAACAATATCCAATTTCATTAGAAAAAGCATTTGAAATGGGTTATAATTGGACTGGTAGGGATCATATAATTTCATATGATCAAAAGCGGGCGGTATGATGGATTTACTATCAACACATCCTGTTAAAAAATCAGATTTAGGTTTCCACGGTAATCTATTCGGCGGCAAATTGCTTAGCTGGTTAGATGCCGCGGTTGCTGCTTATGCTATGGAAAAATGTAGAAGTCAAAACATGATTACTATTGCTATGGATAAGTGTGTATTTTTAAAACCTGCCAAAGAAAAACAGCTTATTAAAATTTATGCTGAAATGATTAAACTTGGAAACACATCAGCTACATTTAATGTAGAGGCAAGAGCATATAATGTTTTTAGGGGTGATGAAATGGTTTTATTAGCTACAAGTATGACCTTTGTAAGGGTAGATGAAGAAGGTGCTCCAATCCCTATTTCAGAACAAGTTAAAAGAATATTTAATACCCCACCTTCTAAACTATGACCGAGCCTGAAAAGTTAGCTTTAATATCTAAATTAGATTATGAGATGACTAAGGCTATTTTAAACGGACATAAATCTGTTGAGGGAGATAAATTTCAAGGACATAGGGATACTTTATTAAAATTACGAATAGAATTATTCCCCAATTCGATTTGGGCATTAGGGACAAAACAAGACTAATATTTATAATATATGAAAAAGCTATTATTAATTTTGTTTTTGTTACCTTTAGTTGTGTTTTCTCAAAGAGACTCTGTCTACATTAAAACAGATATTTTTACTACAGTCTACTCAGAGATATTACAACAACCTAAATGGGTTAAATATACAGTACAATGTCCTACAGGTACTGCTCCTCGTACAGGAATGGATTTTTATCCCCAATCAGGATTAATTACATCAGACAATAATGATTATGTTGATAATGTTTGGGATAAAGGACATTGCGCTCCAGCTGCTGATTTTAATTGTACAAAAGAAATGTTGTATAAAACCTTTACTTATGCAAACTGTGTATTACAACACGAACGTTTAAATCGTGGAGTTTGGCGTTTATTAGAGTCATATGAGCGCGAACTTGCTAAAACCAACACCGTCAACGTAGAAATTAAAATGGTGTATAGTACAACGTCTTTAAAATTACCTACAGGAGCTACTGTACCTGATGGATTCTATAAAACAATTAAGTTTGGAAATAAAATTGAAAAATATTATTTTCCAAACACTTCACCAACATTAAGTCTTTTTAAATTATATTTGATAAAATGAAACCAAAATTAACATTTTTTTATACCAACGAGTGTGGTAAATGTGCTGATCTAAAACCTATTATTAATGAGTTTTCTCAACACTTAAACATCCAACAAGTAAATACTTATGAAGATGATTTACTTACTGAATCTAATGGGGTACAATGGGTACCTACATTAGTAATTGAAGATCAAAACGGAAAACATAAATTTGAAGGACCCCAAGAAATTAAAAAAGTTTTGTATGAAATTGTATCTCCATCAAAAACAAATTGAAAATCGTATTCATGAGTTAGCTCATGAAGTAAACGATGCTCATTACTTGGATGATAATCCATTTGTAATGGTAGGAATCCTTAACGGAGGATTTATGGTGTTTGCTGAATTTGTAAAACACTTAAATATCCCTATTGAATGTGACTTTGTTAGAGCAAAATCATATACTGGTAAAAAACAAGGTAAAATTGAAATTACTAAAGATATTGAGTGTAATATTGATAACAAACACGTTTTTTTAATTGATGATTTTGCTGACTCAGGAAAAACAATTCAACACTTAATTGCTGATTTAGACTTTAAAGGAGCCAAAACAATTTCAGTAGTTACTTTATTTAAACGTAAATCATCTCCTAAATTAATTTTACCGGTAGATGGAATTCATTATAATGGATTTGATGTAGATGAGGAATGGCTAGTAGGATATGGTTTAGATGATGAAAACGGTTATTACAGAAACTTATCAAATGTTTATTCCATTTGATTTGTTTATTTAAAAAATTATTATTATATTACAATATAAGTTATGGAAAATAAAAAAACATTTACACTCGATTTAGAGTGTGTAAAACAAGGTTATGCCAACGGTATTGCACCCGGTTTCCCATTTACCGAAAAAGAGAAATGGTCAATGGTAGATGAGGCAGCAGAAGCCTATGGTAAATTTTTAGATGCTTTAGGATGTGATTGGAAAAACGATCCCAATAGTTCAGATACACCTCGTCGTGTAGCAAAAGCTTATGTATTTGATTTATGGAAAGGTCGTTACGAGCCAATGAGTGAAATTACATCATTCCCAAGTGATGGTTATGATGGTATTGTTATTGAACGTAACATTCCACTTACTAGTATGTGTTCTCATCACCACCAAACAATTGGAGGTGTAGTTCATGTTGGATACATTGTAGGTGAAAATGGTTCTGTAATTGGTTTATCTAAATTAAATCGTATTGTAGAACATTTTGGACGTAGAGGAGCTATCCAAGAACAATTAACATCAGCAATTCATCAAGCAGTAGACAAAATCTGTGAAAACAACAGAGGTGTTATTGTTACTGTAGTAGCAACTCACAATTGTGTAAGCTGTAGGGGTGTTAAACATCAAGGTGCTTCAATGGTAACAACTAAAGCATCAGGTGTGTTTATGGAAAACACAAACCAAGCTCGTAAAGAATTCTTTGACAGCTTAAAGATTAATAACGGGGGACATCAAATCTAATTATGGAAAAAAGAACATATACAGTTACTGTTAAGGAAAAAAACAGTATCTCAACTACAACAAACCACGTTCAAGCCGAAAGTGAACAAGATGCAAGACGAATTATAGAATCTCGTGGTGCTAAAGTAATTCAAATCCAATACGGAAAAATCTAATGAAGCTAGGTGGTTTTGTTGAAATACTAATCCGTGTGATTACATTTGGGCAAGGCCACCGAATTGCTTTATTCATAGCTAAAAAAATGGGTTATGATGATTGTGGTTGTAAAGCAAGAAAAGATAAGTTAGACTTGTTTTGGGACAAAGTATTAAGTAAATTAAAATAGTATGTTATTAAATTCAAATCAAATATCAAGTCACGTTATTGAATCAGAATTCTCTAAACGTGCACAAATTGGCATTGACTTGTCAGTATGTAAAATTGAGCGTATTGATGTGGGTTCTGTTGTCTATAAAGACAAAACTCATATTGATGCGACAGGTTATCATGAGCTTCCAACTCAACTTATAGACAATAAGGATTGTTGGAGACTAGAAAAGGGTGTTTACTCGGTTACATTTAACGAGGGTATTAAAGTGCCTGCTGATGCTGCCGCTAAAATCACTCACCGCTCATCTTTGTATCGTACAGGAACTATCATCGAATCACCTTGGTGGGATCCAGGATTCTATTGTGATCAAATGAACACAACAATGATTGTTAATAGTGTTATTATCATTGAAAAGAATGCTAGGGTTGCTCAGATTGCCTTTTGGCGATTAGAGGAAGTAGGAGAAACTTACGATGGCCAGTGGCAAGGATTAAACACTGCTTACAAAAAGTAATTTTTACATTTTCTTAATTAAGAGCTTGGGAAACCAGGCTCTTTTTATTATATTGACACCACATGTATCAAGCTGTATTTTACGACAAAAACGAGAAACAATATTATTTACGTGATGATAGGTGGGATGGTTTTAAAACTGTCCAACATTGGCCTACCTATTATGTAGCTGATCCAGATGGTGAGTTTGTAACCTTAGAAGGTACACCTGTATCTCCTGTAAAAAAGATGGATGATTGGAAAAATCCTAAATACTTTGAAAAGGATGTAGATAAGGATACTCGATTATTAGTTGATTATTATTACGAATCAGACGATACTCCTAAATTTCACAACATTGTATTTTTAGATATTGAGTGCGAAATAGCAGGAGCATTAACTCCAGAAAACATTCGTAATCCTAAAGGTAAAATCACTTCAATTGCTCTTTATGACAATAATTCTAAAAAATATTATTGTTTAGTTTTAGATGAAAAACAAATTATGAGTCCTAAATCTCATGATTTTAAAGAAGTTATCCCTTACATTAGTGAAAAGGATTTATTAAATGGATTCTTAGAGTTGTGGATTAAATTAGATCCTACAATTTCATCAGGATGGAATAGTGCATTTTTTGATATGCCTTATTTGTACTTCCGTATGAAAAACATTTTAGGTGAGGAAACAGCATCTTACTTGTCTCCAATAAATAAAGTTATATATAACGAATATAACAGTGATGACCCGCTAACAATTGGTGGTATTAATCACTTAGATTATATGTTGTTATTTAAAAAGTTTATCACTAAACAAGAACCATCTTATCGTTTGAATGATATTGGTACTAAGTATGTTAAGTTAGGTAAGATTGATTATGAGGGTTCGCTTGATAAATTGTTTGTAGACGATATAGATAAGTTTATTGATTATAACTTACGAGACGTAGAAATCATTGTTGAGTTAGAGAAAGCACAAAAATATATTGAGCTGACAGTTAATATTTGTCACTTATGTCATACTCCATATGATACAATTTATTATTCAACGGTTTTAAATGATGGAGCTATTTTAACTTACCTCAAACGTAAAGGTGTAGTTTCACCTAATAAACCAACTACTTACAACCCAGGCTTAAGAGACATTAGTGTTAAAAAGGCTAAATTTGAATATGAAAAGGGTAATATTACAAAAGATGAATACGATGAAATAATATTATTAGCAGAATATGCTGGAGGTTATTTAAAAGATCCAATCCCCGGTTTATATGAGTGGGTTATTGACTTAGATTTCACTTCATTGTATCCTTCAATCATTCGTTCACTTAACATGGGAATTGAAACATTAGTTGGTAGGGTTGTACATAGTGGTAAATTTGACAACCAGTGGTCATTAAAGGAATTAAAACAAATGGACCCTAAAAGAGTTGTTGATATTGAAAAGGTTAAAAAAGATAGAACACTTTCTATCTCTAAAATTAAAGTAGGTGACCTAGTAGAACTTATTGAAGAAAACGATTTATATATTTCGGCACCTGGGGTAATGTTTCGTAAAGACAAGTTAAGTGTTGTTTGTGAAATTTTATCAGACTGGTTTGCTAAACGTCAAGAATATAAACGTTTAATGAAAAAAGCATATAAGGTTGATAAAGACCCTGTAATGGGGGCTTTTTATGATAAACGTCAACATGCTTATAAAATTAAATTGAATGATGTTTATGGTGTATTTGCTATTAATGGTTGGAGATACACAGATGGTAATAAGTTTATTAGTAAAGCTATTACTTTAACAGGACAACGCTTGTTACAAGAAAGTATTTCCAATATGAATGTTTATCTAAACAAGGAATTAGGTAACGAAACACCAGTAGATTATATTATTACAAGTGATACAGATTCACTCTTCATTCAGTGTAAGGATTTATTAAAAGCAAGACATCCTGATATTGACTTTACTAATCATGAGGATGTAGTTAAAAAAATATTAGTAATTGCTACTGAGTTACAAGCAATGGCAAATAAGTTTATTGGTGAGTTTGCTGGAGAGGCTTTTAATTTAGGAGATGATGCCTTACACTATTTTGAATTAAAGCAAGAGGTTGTACTTGATAGAGGTTATTTTGCAGGTAAGAGAAGATACGCCCAACACATTATTAATAAAGAAGGTGTACCAACAGATGAGCTAGATGTCAAAGGATTAGATTTGATGAAATCGAATTTCCCCCCATTGTTTAAAAAGTTTGGTGAACATCTTATTAATGAAATTATGTTTGGCAAGCCTAAATCAGATATTGATAAACAAATTCTTGATTTTAGAGCATCTGTAAGGACAATTGATTGGAGGAAAATTTTAAAACCAACAGGACTAAAGATTCTAAAAGAATATATTGCCTCTGCCCCTAGATCAGGTGAGGTATTTTCTAAGTTAGGTTTAAAATGCCCTATTAATACTAAAGCAGCTATTTTCTATAATGATATTTTACGTTTTAAGGGATTAGATAAAAAATTCCCAACATTCCAAATAGGAGATAAAATGTATATTGCTTATTTAAAAGACAATCCATACAGAATTGATGTTGTTGGTTTTAATGGTTATAATGACCCCCCAGAAATGATGGAGTTTATAGAAAAGTACATTGACAGAGATGGTTTATTTGATTCAGTTATGAAAAATAAATTAGAGTCATTATATTCCGATTTAGGGTGGGGAGGTGTAGTGCTTAACCAAAACGTACATAAATTTTTTAAATTCTAATATTTATAATAAACAGTTATGATTAATAAAGCAGATTTAGTTTCGATTATTTCAAAGTATTACCTGAATGGACTTATAGAGTCTGTTAAGTGGGAAATTGAAGACAAAAACCTTACTATCAAATTTACATCTAATGATAGAACTATGTTAGGTAAAATTACCTACAAAGGTATTGATTTAGAGGATTCGGTTATTGGTATTAGTAATACAACCCAATTAAACAGGTTGATTGCTATTACAAATGGTTATATTGATCTGAAGTATGTTAAGCAACACAAGATGATTACTAAACTAATCATTTCAGATAACCAATTCACTACAAATTATGCTTTAGCTGACACTATGATTATTCCTAAATCAGGAGAATATATTGGTGATGGTGTTTATAATATTGAGGCCGAATTAGATAACGAAAGTATTAACGCTATTGTAAAAGCAAAATCAGCTCTTGTTGATAGTGATACAGTTGTTTTTAAACCTTACACAAATGCTGATGATGAACTTCAGCTTGAAATGCAATTTGGAGGTAATGTTGAGCATGCAAATAAAGTATCATTTTTTGCTCCAAACATTACTACTAATAATTTACCATATGATTTTAAGGTTCAATATCTTTCAAACATTATTAAAGAAATTATGTATTGTAATAAGGATGTAGTATACTGTAAAATGAGTATTAATCTAGATGGAGTTATGAGACTTGCCTTTGATAATAAAAATTTACAAAGTGAATATTTTATTGTAGCAAAAGAAATTTAATATGAATATCCCATTAATTGCTGTTAAAGACGAATTGTATCATGTTATCAGACTAATTCCCGAACACTCAGGAATTGATACAAACTTATTTAAGGGTTATACAAATACAACGCATGTATTTAGAAAAGAAGGAATGTTTTGGTTTGTTCGCTTAATAGAGGAAGCCGAAATTATTGAAGAAGAACAACCACTTCTTGAAGAAAATTTGGAGGTATAAGGGAGAGTTCGTATATTACCGGAAATAAAGACTGTTATGACAAAAGAAAAAGAAGAGTTATCCAACAACACGTTTATTAGAGACGTAAAAATCGAACCTTATTTTATTGGTAAGGATTCACATTGCTACACAGTTTATGAAACTATTACTCCCGATATTCGTTATACGGAGAATAATATAGCTGGAAAGGATTATACTAAAGCATTAGGACATTATAGTAATTTTGGAAATTGCCTAAAAGCAATTGCTCGTAACAAAACAAACGACAAACAAAATTATAGTTCCATTTTAGAGTATCTTGAAACATACAGACAAATGGAAACATCAATCAACGAATTAATTAACACAGGAATATGAAACTAGAAGCATTATACAACGCAGTTATCGTTAAACCAGTAGAGGCAGAGGAAACCTCATACGGTGGTATTATTGTTCCCGATTTGGGAAATGAAAAGAACAAACTTGGTAAAGTAGTAGCAGTAGGTAAAGGTTATTATTCAGTAACTGGAACTTATATTGAAACTATTCTTAAAGAAGGGGACACCATTATTCTACCTACAATGGGTTTCAGTAAATTAGAGCATGAAGGTGATGAGTACTGGATTGGTCCTGAAAACCAAGTATTAGGACGTTTAGTGGAAGATTTAAGTGAAGTACCATTTTAATAAATAATATATGAGCAAAATTATAGAATTCGGCCCGGAGGCACGTAAAAAATTATCAGCTGGCGTAGATAAACTAGCAGATGCTGTTACATCAACTTTAGGTCCTAACGGACGTAACGTAGTTATCGCTAACCAAGGTTTACCCCAATCAACTAAAGATGGAGTAACTGTAGCACGTTCAATCACATTGGAAGATCCAATTGAGGAACTAGGTGTTCAATTAGTTAAACAAGCGGCTATCAAGACTGCTGATTTAGCAGGTGATGGTACTACAACATCTACTTTGTTGGCTCAAGAGATGGTTAGACAAGGTTTAACTCATTTGAACAATGGAGCTAATGCTGTTATGATTAAACGTAGTATTGACAAAACAGTTAAAGAATTAGTTGATTTTATTCGTACTGAAATTAAGGAAGATATTTCAAGTGAAGATCAACTTAAACAAGTTGCCACAATTTCAGCTAACAACGATCCTGAAGTAGGTGAATTAATTGCTACAGCAATGCAGAAAGTAGGTCGTGAAGGTGTTGTGTTTATTGAAGAATCTAAGAACGGTGAAACATACCTTGAGACAGTAGAAGGTATGCAGTTTGAAAGAGGTTACAAATCACCTTACTTTGTTACCGACAACAATACTATGAGTACAAGTATTCAAGATGCTCTAATTTTGATTGCAGACAAGAAATTTACAACTGTAAAAGAATTGTTGCCTATTTTAGAAGCAGTTTCTAACCAGAATAAATCATTATTGATTATTGCTGAGGATGTAGAAGGTGAAGCACTTGCTACTTTGATTGTAAACAAAGCTCGTGGTATTTTGAAAGTAGTTGCTGTTAAAGCTCCTGACTTTGGAGATCGTCGTAAATTATTACTTGAAGATATTGCTATTATGACTGGTGGTCAGGTATTCAGTACTGAAAAAGGTATGAAACTTGATAAATTTGATTGGAAGTGGTTTGGTGAAGCTCGTGTAGTTACTGTAAACAAAGATACTACAACTTTAGTTGATGGGAAAGGTGATACAGATGCTATTAAATCACGTATTGAAGAACTACAATCTCAAATTGAAAAGTCAACCTCACCATATGAGAAAGAAAAATTACAAGAACGTTTAGCTAAGTTCATTGGTGGTGTAGCTATTGTACACGTAGGTGGTCATACTGAAGCAGAAATGCGTGAGAAAAAAGACCGTGTTGATGATGCTTTACAAGCAACTAAAGCCGCTCTTGAAGAAGGTATCGTACCAGGTGGTGGAGCTGTATTACTACATGCTAGAAATTCAATTGATGTTAGTGATATTGGTTCACAAATTGTTTATAATGCTTGTGCTGCTCCATTTAAGAAAATTTTATCAAACGCTGGTTATGAGCAAGAAGATATTTACAATGCTATCAATTCTGTAACAGGTGGTGATTATTGGGAAGGTTGGGATTTAAAAGCAGAGGATTTCGTTAACATGAAAGAAGCTGGTATTATTGATCCTGCTAAAGTAACTCGTATTGCTATCGAAAACGCTGCTTCAGTAGCAGGAACAATTCTATTAACAGAAGCCGTTGTAGTTGACAAACCCGAAGAGAAAAAAGATGCTCAAGGTGGGTTTGGAGATATGATGGGAATGATGTAAATTTACAAATATGAGAGATGCAGTATCATTAATCGGAAAAATTATTAACATTGATGGTAAATTAATTACCATTAAAGCGTTACATTTTGTTCCTGGTACTGATAGGATTTATGTAGGTGTGGCCACAGCAGGTCATATCTACATAAATTATCCTATTGAAGAATTAATTCCATATTTTAAAGATCAAATCAAGTTATGAGAAAAAAAGAAGTTATAGAAAAAAATATTGAAATTGCGAATCGTATTCCCCCCGGTGATAGATGGCAAGTAATTGGTGTTGAAGGGATTCAAAACGGATTAACAGATGCTTTAGAAGCTTATTATAATGTGTCTACTGTTAAACCAAATGCCTTTAGACTAGGTTTAACTGAAGGTAAACTTTATGCTATCATCAGTAACGAGATTGAAGTTAAAGAACCAGAACCTAAAAAATATTCTATTTACGGAGATTATATTGTAGAATAAGTTATGGCAAGAAGAGAACATACTTTATGGGTTGAGCTTTATAGACCTGATAGTCTAGAAGGTTATGTTGGTAACGAAAATATCAAACAAACAATTAACCACTACCTTCTTCAAAACGATATTCAGAATTTTTTATTCTATGGACCTCCAGGATGTGGTAAAACTACATTAGCAAAACTTATTGTTAATAATCTTGATTGTGAATATTTGTACATCAATGCAAGTGATGAAAATGGGATTGACACAATTCGTGAAAAAGTTAAAGGTTTTGCCTCTGTTGCCTCATTCAAACCATTTAAAGTAATTATTTTAGATGAAGCAGATTATATTACAATTCAGGGCCAAGCAGCACTTCGTAATATTATTGAAACATTTTCAAGGTCAACTCGTTTTATCTTAACTTGTAACTATATTGAACGTGTAATTGATCCTTTACAATCTCGTTGTCAGGTATTAAAAATTGTACCTCCTTCAAAACAAGAGATTGCTTATCATATTATGAATATCTTTAAACAGGAGGAAGTTGATTGTAGTGCTGATGATTTGAAATTAGTTATTAATCAACACTATCCTGATATTCGTAAAATGCTTAACACACTACAAATGAGTGTTAACGGCAATGAAATAGTTGTAGATAAGAGTATATTAGTGTCTAATAGCTACAAAAACAAGGTGCTCGCGGAACTATGTAAACCAACATCTAAATCGTTTAATAACATTAGACAAATAATTGCTGATTCAAATGTAAGTGATTTTGAAGACATGTTTAGGTTCCTATATGATAATGTAGAAAAATATGCTCCACTAAGTGTAGGTGAGGTAGTAATTTATATTGAAGAGTATCAGTACCACTCAAACTTCAGAATTGATAAAGAAATCAATTGTGCTGCGCTTATTAGTAGGATTTTATCTTTAATTCTTCCAAAAAGAATTTTGTAAAAGATTATTTCTTTATCTATTTTGATAATATTTATAATAGATAAGGAAATAATTCATTATGGTAATATATTTAACTACAAATAAAATAAATGGTAAAAAATATTTAGGAAAAGATGTACAAAATAATCCCAAATATTTAGGAAGTGGTTTAGATTTAAAAAAGGCCATTAAAAAATATGGTGCTGAAAACTTTAAAAAAACTATTTTAGAAGTTTGTA